CACAATACTTTGTTAGAAAACAGAATACAGATAAAACCTGGGATTCTACACTAGCAACTTATTGTGACATGATTGATGCAGATGATTATGAAGAGCCAAATTATTATAAAGAAAATGTTGTATGATTAAAACTAAATTATTTTTAGTTGCTTTAACAGGAAGTCTTGTTTCCTGGTTGTTAGTTTACACTCTTCTTATAGAGATAAACTTTGTACAATTTTTAGCAATTGAATTTATAGTGGGTTTATCTCACTACATCTATAATGATGTAAAAAGTAGATTACTAACTTAATCCAAATGTATGGCAGAATTATTTAACGGTGCCCGGGCTTTGAAGCCTGTGAGTGAAAGAGACGCTCTTAGAAAAGCCCTTCTTAAGATGAAGGCTAGAAGATCTGGTGAGCTGAAGTCACTTAAAAGTTCATGGCCTAAATTTAATGATGCCTTCTGTGATGGATTGGAATGGAGAACTATCACCGTAGTAGGTGCTAGGCCTGGAACAGGTAAAACTTTATTTATGGAGCAATTGATTTCTGATATTATTTCAGAGAATCAAGACCATAAGTTTAGAGTACTTAAGTTCCAGTTTGAAATGCTTGATGAGACCAATGGTATCAGAAAGCTGAGTCTGAATACAGGTGCTGATTACAATACATTAATGTCCAAAGGTGAACCAGTAGATAAGGATCTATATCTAAGATGTGTCCAGTACTATGATGATAGTTCTAGAAATGATGTCATAGACGTAGTATATGATCCGTGTACTGTAGATGAGATGTGTGCAACTATACATTATTATATGGAAGCTCACAAAGATGAAGCAGGTAACTACACAAATGCTCTGGTTACTATTGATCACTCAGCTCTATTTAGAGTAGGAAAAGGTGAAAAGGATAAGTTTCAAACATTATATGCTCTTGGTGAAGCTATGACATATATGAAGAAACATTATCCTGTAGCATTTCTTATTTTAAGTCAGTTGAATAGGAACATAGATAATCCAGAGAGATCTAAAGATGGTGACTATGGAAATTATGTATTAGATTCTGATTTATTTGGGGCCGATGCTCTATTGCAACATGCTGATGTAGTTCTTGGTATTAATAAACCTTCTATCAGGAAAATTAGATTTTATGGTCCAGAGAAATTTATTATTAGTGATGAAGACACTTTGGCTTTTCACTTTCTAAAATCTAGAAATGGTACTACAAGATTGAGTTTTTTCAAGTTAGATAGAACTACAATGAGGATTATTGAAATAGAAACCCCAGCAATGGCAGGTAAAACAATTAAAATTTAATTATGAGTAGAAAAGAAAAAGAAAAGGAATTCTTTGCCCATCACATGGACAAGTTCCGTAAAGCTCAAGTAGCTGATCCTTTCTTTGCTATCAAAACTGCTTTCTTTCAGAAAGGTAAGTATGGTAGACAGGTTCAGTTATTTGAAGGTGAATTAAAGAGAGGAGAAGACATCTATATTGAGTTTATTGACATTATGAGAGATGCACTTGGTAAAGAAACAGGCATTGAACATGCCTTTGAAGATAGACCACTCTTTAAGTACAAACACAATCCTTATTTTGCAGAAGAATATGATGTAAAAGAAGGAACAAACTCTATGGGAGAAAACTATTTTGCTTATACAATTCCATTGTCTGAGTTAATGGTTATTATGCCGGACGGTTCTGAGATTACTCAAAATCTTTATGAAAAAAGAAAAGCTGAAGCTCCTAAGGAGCAAGTAACTTTATCTGTATTTCCAGATTTTGAGGATGAATTTATTCCAAAGTTAAAGGAAGTAAGTTTAGATGAAGAAGAATCAGCTTCTGATATTCTTTTAAGAATTGCAACAGAATTTCAAAAACTAGCAACTAAAATAAAATGAGTATAGTACTTCCAACTAAAAAGGTCAAGGCTGAGAGAGTTAATCCAAAGAGATTAGTAATCTATTCAAAGCCAAAGACAGGTAAAACAAGTGCCTTTGCGGGTCTTGACGAGAATCTAATCATGGATTTAGAAAATGGTGCTGATTATGTAGAAGCTCTTAAGGTTAAAATAGGGAGCTTGCAAGAGCTACTTGATGCTGGTAAAGCTATTAAAGCTGCAGGTAACCCATACAAGTATGTTACAATAGATACTGTAACTGCATTAGAAGATATGGTAATGCCTTTAGCTATTAAGCTTTACAAGAACACGAGCATGGGTAAAAACTATGATGGTGATAATGTATTGTCCTTACCTAATGGTGCAGGATATTTATATTTAAGACAAGCTTTCTTTCAAGTTTTAGATTTTATTGATACATTAGCTCCCCACATTATTTTGTCTGGTCACATTAAAGACAAGCAAGTTGATGATAAAGGAGAGATGGTTCTTGCTGCAAATATTGATTTGACTGGTAAGATTAAGTCTCTAATCTGTGCTAATGCAGACGCAATTGGTTACATGTACAGAAAGGGTAACAAAACTATTTTGTCATTCAAGACAAATGAAGAGGTTACTTGTGGTGCAAGACCAGAACATCTAAGAAATGAAGAGATTGTAATTACAGAAGCAAACGAAAAAGGAGAACTTGAGTTCCACTGGGACAAAGTATTTATTTAATTATTAAAAACAAAAAAAATGGCATTAAGCACAACTGATTTGGGCTCAGCAGGCTCAGGACTACCAAAGACAATTACTCCAGGTAATCATGTATTGAAAATTAACAGTATTGAACTTGAAGACTTCAAGTTTATTCCAGGAGCATTCCATCTTATGATGCATGTTGAAACAGCACCTATTGAAGGTTTTGAAGGTTTTATGATTGACAAAGATGATGAAAGCAAAGGAAGATACCAGGGTCAGATTGGTAGAGTTAAAGCAAGTCAATATGCATTTGCAGATGGTGAAACTAAAACTGGGATTAAAATTCAAAGAGATAGATCTATCTTAATTTTCTTAAGAACTCTTGCTCACACATTACAAATTGATTCTTGGTTTGTTGAACAAGATGGTAAACATGAGACTATTGAAGACTTTGTTAAAGAATTTAATAAAACTGCAGATTTTAGAGAGAAGTATCTTGAATTTTGTATTGCCGGTAAGGAATATGAAGGTAAAACAGGATATACTAACTATGACATGTGGTTGCCAAAAGCAGAAGGTAAGAAATATGCATTTGGCGCTGAAAAAGATGATACAGTCATTGCATACAATGAAGCTAAACATCTTAAAAAATTAGAAGTTAAAGAAGTTAAATCCTTTGGGGATGATGAGGATGTATTTGAAAAACCAAAGACATCTTCTGATTTTAGCTTAGACTAATAACTACTCTTATAATGAGGGAGTTCAGTCTTGGGCTCCCTTTTTATTTTATTGGCTATGATTTTAACTAAGAACTTAGTATCTGATTTACAGGACGTACCTAGAGAATGGGTATTTGAATACTATTTAAACTTAAAAGAAAAACTTATTGGTCAGGATATAAAGATGCTATCAGCATTTAATGTAAAGGACAAAGTTCCTAGCATGTTTATCTATTATAATGGGGGTTATTATAAGTTTAAAGATTTCTCTTCTGGCTTTCAAGGTGATCAAATTGAACTTGTCAAATGTTTATTTAACTATGATACAAGATTCAAAGCAGTTAATAGAATACTTAATGATTACCAAGAGTATCTAAAATATAATGCAGCTGCAGAAAGAGGACCTATACAATTTCATGATAAATTTAAGGTAACAGATTTCCAAATGAGACACTGGAATTCCCAAGACTCTAAGTTTTGGATGAGTTTTAGGATTTCTTCAGTTATACTGGAGAGATACAATGTTGTTCCGTTGGAATTTTTTACTATGGAAAAGACTGAAGTTGATGGCAGTATAACATCTTATAGATTTGCAAGACCTTATGTCTATGGTTATTTTAGAGAAGATGGTGAGCTGTATAAGATTTACATGCCTAAAGTTCCAGAGAAGAAGTTCATTAAGATCCAGAACTATACACAGGGTATGGATCAATTGCAATATGATTCCAAGTATTTACTGATTGTTTCTTCACTTAAAGACCTTATGTCTTTCAAGAAGCTTGGTATTGGTAATGTAGAATGTATTGCTCCGGACAGTGAGAATACAATGATTGGAGAATCTGTTATAAATAAACTTAGAGAAAAGTATTCTAA